TAGCGAAAGTCTTGGTAGATAAGAAGACCCGCTTATTCTCTGCTAGTCCTTTCGTTGAGAGTTTGTTAATTCGTAAATACTTTATGGATTTCATCGCTGCTTTTTATGCTATGCATAACAATAGCTTTACAGCGGTTGGAATAAATCGTGGCTCCCTCGAATGGCATCAACATGTAATATACCTTCTAGAAAATTCTGATCTCGGCTTTGATGGTGATTATACTGAGTTTGATGGCACGCTTTTTGCACAAATTGTGAGAGAAATAGCATTTATTGTGAATTATTTTTACACCTATGGATTCACAAAAGAAGACCCCTATGTTGAAATAAGAAAAACTCTTATGTTCTCACAATCCCAAGCCATGCATCTCTTTGCCAAGTGGGTTTATATCTCCCTCGGTGGCACGTGTACAGGTAGCACCATGACCGTTATCACTAACACCCTGGATAACGAGATGAACTTGCGAATGGCCTGGTTGAATTTAGTGCCCGCTCCTTATAATACCATGTTTCACTATCGGAACAATGTGAGAACGCGTATTTATGGTGATGATAATGTCGTATCAGTGAAACCGATGTTCCTTCCCCACTTCAATGCTGTAAAAGTGGGTGAATTTCTTGCACCATTCGGTATCAAATATGGTCCAGCAGACAAAGGAGGTGAGATGATACCTTTCAAATCTATCCTTGAAACCAGTTTTCTTAAGAACGATATTGGTCGTCAATTTGGCTTTTATGTCGCACAGCTCGACAAGAAGGTCATTTTTGAGACCATTAACTGGATTCGTAGGTGCTCAACTCCTGAACAAGCTTGCAACGATAATTGCAACTGCAGTTTGAGGGACGCTTTCTTTCATGGAGAAGAGTTCTTCAACAAACTTCGTTGCGACATACTCAAGTTACGACCAGCGTATAATTTGCTCACATATGGCGAACTTGTGAATGAATTTCTTGAGTATGGACAGGTGATTCCTTGGTCCAACGATTTTGGATTCACTCGCCATCCCCCAACTTATGACCCCAAACTTCTAATTAAACTTAGATGTCTAGAAGACCCAACGCCTATTACCGCTCCTCAAATTGTAGCACCGGTAAAGCCGTTGAACTTTTAACATGTCCACAATTCCTGAAACAAGCAAAACAATCTCATCGTCACTAGATGAAGTTACTCACATGAACAAACCTGGAGAGGGTGTTACCCTTGTCGAGCAGAGAAAGCCCGATGTCGTTACGCGAGAACATCAAGATACCTTGACTGTTCATAAGCGTGCGACGTCTCACTTATCTGAACGACCTTGGACCCTCGACACTATGCTCAGTAGGCAGAATCTAGTTGACACGATTAATTGGAATCTCACAGACTCA